ACTTTGGGCGAGCGCGAGGGAAGGATCGTTGTGCTGAAGGCGAAGGCGCTTGTGAGCACGAAGAAGGCGAATGCGGTGGCAGGCGATTCGATCAAGTACAGTTTCGGCGCGGTGAGCGAAGACCTTACGGACGCGAGCACCGGTCTGCAGAAGGATGCCAAACGATATGAAGATGATTATCTGGAGGCATGCAATCTATATAACGGGTCCTATTTGACGGCAGGCGGCGCATGAACGCGAGTTTCTACCAAAACCGGATGAGGATCATCCGCGCACGGAATGAGATCTCGGTGGCGATGCGGCGCGGAAGCGATACGCTGGCTGCACAGGCGATGCGGATCGAGTATGCGGGCAGCCGTGGATTCAGACTGCAAAGCGACGCGGCACGCGAGGCAAACCAGGCAGTGTTCATCCTGGGCGAGCCGGACATGGATATCGCTGTTGAAGACCGTTTGACGTATGGCGAAATATTGTTCCGGGTGGTGTTCGTCCAACCGAACCGGCTGGCAGCCACGATCGCGGAAGCGGTGGCGGTGGAATGACCCCACCCCTAACCCCCCCCATGTGAGTACACATGGAGAGGGAAGAAAAGGTTGAAGAATAGCAAATGAACTCAGGTTTTCAGTGGGTTGTTTCCCCGAAGGTGATCGCCGATGGTCTGGAGGAGTATGGCGAGAAGGTGCTGATCGCGCTCCAGGCGGTGGCGAATTATTGGGGTCAATCCATCCAGGATGAAGCCCGCGAGAATGCGGTCTGGGAGGACCGCACCGGCAATGCCCGCGGCGGTCTGTTCTTTGCAGTGGACGGTTTCGGACTGAGTCCATTGACCGGTGAGGTGACACCGGAATCGAAAGCAGAGATGAGCGACGTGGCAGTGGAAAGCGGCGATAGGGATACGCTGATCATCACGCTGGGGCACACGGTCTTTTATGGAAAGTATTTGGAATTATCGAACGGCGGCAGGTTCGCCATCATCATGAGCACGCTGGAAAAAAATCTTCCGAAGCTGGAACGCATGGTGCAGGACGTTTTCAAAGGATAAGCAATGGCAACATTGAAACAGAGAGTCAACGCATTTTTCCATCCACCGGCTGAAACACAGACCACGCAGGAAGATCCACGCGTGCAAAGTGTCACGGCGGAATACGAGAAGCTGAAAGCGGACCGGAGCCGCACGGCGGTCATCAAGACCTGCCGTTTGATGTATGACGGAGATCCACGCATCGAAAAGGCTCACCGTGTCTACTCTCAAGATATTGTCAAAGCTGGCTTCCTGGTGATCACAAAGGATGAGACCGCAAAACAAATTGCCATGGACCTGCAGGAACGGCTGGATATGAACCAGCTTTTGGAAGATGCAATGCGCGAGACATCACGCGACGGCGATTCGTTCTACGAGGTTGTGGTGGATGACAGTCTGCTGATCACCGAACTATCGAGAAAACCAACCATGCAAATGCACCGCAACAGCAATAAGGCGGACAAATTCAACGATCCCTTCAAAGCCTATTGGATGGGCGATGACAACTGGATGAATCCGGAGCCGTCGAAAGATGCATTGTGGTTCGCCGATTGGCAAATGATCCATGCACGCTGGAAGCATGACAGTGAAAAGCGTTACGGCAAACCGATGTTCTCCGCTTCCACCGGCGCGTTCAAGAAAGTGGAAGACGGCGAATTGAACGTGGCGGTGCGGCGCAAGATGGGCGGATCGCAAATCAGAATCCATTCGATAGAAGGTGCGCCTGCCGATCTGGAAAAATACAAGGAAGATAACCAGGCGGCATTCGGGAAGCTCTCGGCAGTGATCGACCTGTTCACCAATAAAAAGGGAACAGTGGATGTCAAACAAGGCGACGGGAATATCGACAAGATGGGGGACGTACAGCACCACGTGGCGACGATGATGGCAGGCAGCGACGTGCCCATGGAATTGCTCGTCTTCGGTGAAGGTCTCAACCGCGATATTCTGGGTGAGAAGAAAGAGGAGTACGAAAATAACCAGGAGCAGGGACGCGAGTGGCTCACCAAGCAGCTCGTGAAGCCATTGCTCGAACGCCAATGGCTGTTGGCTGGCATCCTGCCAGCGGAGATCAAATACAAAATCAAGTGGCGGACGGCGAAGCCGCTCACGCCTGCAGACCTGCGTGACCTGGGTGACGGTCTCTCACGCTTGAAACTGCTGGGTGTGAAGGATGAGATCATCCAGTCCATCGCGGCGATGTACCTGCGCAGTGTGGAGGATGACATCCTCAACATGGACGGGTTCAGCGCGGACCAGTTCGCACAGAACCTAAAAGGAATCAGCGTTTAGCTGTTAGCTATTAGCTGTTAGCTGTTGGCGATTAGCTATTAGAAAAGGAAGATGATGAGCATTTATTTGAAACCCATCGAGCTGGATGAAGTATCCAAGGCGCAGAAGAAGTTGCTGGGTCAGTTGGATTCCATTCCGTTGGCACGGATGTACCAGGCTTCGTTCAAGGCAGTGGTGCGCGTGCATTTGTTCATCACAGGCAGGACGCATGAGTTGTTCGCGGAGTTCACCGATAGGGCGCGTGCACTGATCCTGAAGAAGGCTGGCAAGGATCAGGTGCTGGACAATACGACCGGTTATGAAGTGCAAAGCGATCTCTTCAAGATGTGGGGGGATGCGTTCGATACGTGGTCAAAGGAGTTCAAGCGCGTGCGCGTGGAGGCGGCATCGATCCCATTTGGGGTGATGGCGGTGACGCATGAGAGGCTGATCGTGCCGATCGTCGAAGGTCAAATGTCGAAAGTCGAAAGTCGCGAGACGTTGGACGTTCGACCTTTGACCGAGAGTGTTCAGGATGGTGTGTTTTCGCCGCAGTTGAGTGTGTTGTTGAATGCGGCTTCGGAGCATTTGTATGGTGACTCCCTGAACCTTTCGGCACGGATCTGGAATATCGACCGCGAGGCGCGGGATGGGATTGCCCAGGTGATCCTGCGCGGGGTGACGAACAGATCTTCGGCGTGGGATATTGCGCAGGAGCTGGAGCAATTCCTGGGCGCAAACCAGGACTGTCCACGATGGACCAGCACGAGGCTTTATGGGCGAACGAAGACGGAGATCGCGCAGGGTGACACGACGGGACTGGTATCCAGTCCATGCGACGGCAGAGGCGTCTCATACAACGCTTTGCGCCTGGCTCGGACGGAGATCCAAAAAGCGCATGCGCTGGCAACGGACAGGATCATGGCAGCACAGCCGTGGGTCGAGAAGGAACAAATCCACTTAAGCGCGGCACACCCGGAGGAGGATATCTGCGATGACACCGTGACAGGCGGCGAAGAGGGCAAGGGGATTTATGAAGTCGGTGAGATCGAACTACCGCTGCATCCGAACTGTCTGTGCTTCAAGACCGCGGTGTTGATGGACGAAGCGGATTTTACGAAGCGGATGCACGGATGGTTGAACGGATCGGAGGATTGGAGCGAGATGGATGATTATGCGGAGATGGTGACGGCGGACGGTGGACAATTGATGGATAGCATCCTGCCGAACGCGATCAACCTGGCGGTGTGGCTGTTCGGGAATAGCGATCAGCTTTCAGCGCTTAGCGGGGGAGCAAAATGAGGAAACGTCGAAGGTCGAAGGTCGAACGTCGAACGTCAAAGGTCGAACGTCGAAGTCGAAGGTGAATGATGAGTTTAGGTGATTCGATCAAGTCGGAGTTGGAAACGGATACGGCATTGATGGCGCTGTTGAGCGGCGGTGTGCATGTTGGCATCGAGGAAATCAACCGTACAACCGCGGCGAGCGCATTCGATGGCAATAAGGAAATCCTGCCGTGTGCGTTGATCAAGGAAGGCGTGGAGCTGCCCCTGCGCAGCGGATATCTGCGGGCGGTCAATCAACCGTTCACGATCTATTTTTACCAGCGCCAGGGCTATGACGTGATCGGTCCGGCAATGGACCTGGCGTACAACGATCTGAACGAACAGAAGATCGTGAGCGGCGTCTGGAATATCGAGTTCGATATCAGAGTTAATCAACAGCGTGACACGGCGTTGGATTGTGCGCTCGGCTCGCTGAGATTTGTCGCAAAAAGACTGCGATAATTTATTTTTGGGCGTTGCGAGGAGATTGCTTCGCTACGCTCGCAACGACATAAGGAGAATAAAATGACATTAGATTCACATCCCAAACCCTATGGATTGAGCGACATCAAGCTCACCAGCTTTGACGGTGACACGCAAGTGGACCTGCCCGCCGCAGTAAAGCTCAGCTTCAAGGAGCGCGTGAAATCGGCGGAAGGCGTGGGCGACGACAAGCTGGATACGGTTGTGAGCGTGCGCGAAGGCGTCGAATGGGAGCTGGAAGCCACGGGTCTTCCGCTCGAAGCGCTGGCGCTCATGTATGGCACGACCACCAGCACCGCCGGGTCCACACCGAACCAGGTGAAGACCCTGAGCCATGCCGGTGCGGTGCGGCTGCCGTATTTCAAGATCTACGGCAAGAGCCTGGGTGAAGGCGACGACGACGTGCACTGCATCATCTATAAAGCCAAGATCACGGAAGGTCTCGATGCACCGTTGAATTATGGCGAGCTGCAGATGGCAAACATCAAGGGACTCGGCATCGATGACGGCACGAACGGCGTCTACGATTGGGTGCAGAACGAGACCGCAGATACCCTGCCCGGTTCATAGGTGAGCCATGCCAAAAAATCAAATAGATATCGATCGAATGAACCAGTCTCAACAGGCTCGCACCATGAACTTGAAAAAATGGCGCGAGCAGAGGCTGCATGAAGTCGAACTTCCCAGCGGGCTGCAGATATTGATCCGCGATGTGGATATGGCGAGCATCATCATCGAAGGCAACATTCCGAATACGCTGATCGAATTGATCGGCAGCGATGAATTTCAGAAGATGCCTGAGAAGGAAGTCGGTGAAAAGATACTCACCGATAATAAAGCGGACTTCAATACGATGATGCGCGAAGTCATCAAGGCAAGCCTGGTCGAACCCACGATCGGAGATGTGGCAGATGATAAGCACATTCTCTACAGCGAACTGACCTTTGAAGACAAGATGGTCATTTTCAACTTCGTGAACCGTGAGGCTCAGGCGGTGCGCTCCTTTCGCGACGAATCTAAGGAACCTGGTCCGGCTGCATAACCAGGCGGAAGCCTACGGAAAACTCCCATCCGAGATCATGGGTCTCGAAACGGATTGGGGCGCGTGGCAATTTAACGAGATCACGCTGATGGTAGGCAGGCGCGTGGAGCGGAACCTGAACAGCAACAAGGATGCGTTCGATGGTTTCAACACATCATTACAGATGCCACGGACCTATAGAAGCGCAAAAGCGTTTGTGACGAAAAAGATCAAGATACCGAAAAGTGGAATATGGCGATCCAATTAGGAAGTGCATACGGTAAAGTCGGTCTCGACGTAAAAGGCTTGCTCACTGCAATAAAGCAGGGCAAAGCCGGTCTCATGACCCTGGCAGGGGTGGGTGAGAACGTCGGGAATGCGATGAAAAATATAGGTCGGTCGATGACCCTTGGATTGACGCTGCCCATCCTTGCGATGGGCGCGGCTTCCATCAAGGCGGCAAGCGATTTCGAAGAGACAAAGAACAAGGCGGTCGTTGTCTTCGGAGAGATGGCGGATGCCGTTGTTTCCAACTCGAACCGGGCTGCCACTTCCCTGGGTATCAGCAAAACACAATATCTCGATTATGCCGCATCGATCGGCGCGGCATTGAAGGCTGGCGGGATGGGTGTGAAGGAATCCGCGGAACTGGCGGAGCAGGCAGTCCAGCATTTTGCGGACCTGGCATCCTTCCATAATGCACAAGTCGAGGAAGTAGCCGCGGCGTGGCAGTCTGCGATCCGTGGACAATATGAACCCATCCAGCGATATTTCCCATTCATCACCGATTCGTATTTGAAGACCTATGGCATTGCCAATGGGATGCTGGATGCGAACACCAAGACCCTGACCGCAAACCAGCGTGCGGTGATCCTGAATGCCATCGCGCTGA